TTATGTTGAACTATACGTTGCTTGATAAGGTTCGTCAATCTCATTCACTATTTTTTGTAATTCAGAAATTTCTTCGCAAAAATTCATTACTTCTTGAATTTGTTCCAACTCAATTGCGTTAACATCAATATTGAAAATTAGACTGTAATTTAAATTTTTCATCTCGCTAGCCCCCTTCCTGTAATTAATTTCTTTCCAGCTTTCAATTCAACATCGTTACGAATTCTGGAAACATCTATTATAAAATGACACTTTGGGCATTCGAATTGATTATTACCGGGGAAAGGAATTCTTCCTTGTTTTAAAGGAACGTCTGGTTCAAAATTTGCTTGAATCTGAAAGACATTTTTACATTGTGGACATTCTATCTTTATATCCGCACTTTCAATGTTCTGTTGAAATTGCTGTTGTTGGGGATTTCCAATAAGTCTATAAATTTGAGAATTAACAGTTTCAAATATTTTGTATATATTTGATTGGAAAGTCATCTGCATAAGAACATGATATCGACGAATTGCATCAGCCAATTCAGGATTTTGAGAGTAATCATTAATAATTAATTTCATTTTTCGTAGATCTTCTATTTTAATAGATCTTCCATGAGAAAGCCAGTGTTCATGCTTGCAAAGCAAAGAGGCTATCTCGTTTGCTCGCAAACGTTTTTCTTCCTCTGTGACAGGTTCGCCCGATGAAGAATGATGTGTCCATTTTTTAAACTTATATTTAACGAGCCATTCAGAAACAAGAACTTTGGCAAAATCAAGGGCATTTTGCGCTTCCTCGATCTCTCCTGGTGATATCCCTTGTAAAATTGGTATGTATGCCTTACTTAAAATTTGAGTTCGGTCTGCTTCTTCTTTTATTTTTTCAATTCCCTTTATTAACGCTTCAGCTGAATAGCGTTTTCCTTGGGGAGTTACAATTTGAGCATCAATTGGGCCAAGCGATGACATTGGTTCCATAAGGATATCATCGCCTGACATTGCCATAATTGTTCCTGAACTCTTAGCAGTTCCAGGAATAATAAACGCTACATCATCATATTTTTGCCTTATCATTTTAACAATATCCTCAGCAACTTCCGCAACTCCACCAGGTGTTTCAAGAATGATATCAAGTTTTTCTCCTGATAAATTGGAAAGTTGATCGCTAAAAGGGAGGAGATCATCGTAACCAATTGATATGGGTGCTTTCCCTCCCTTATTTAAATCCGCAGCAAACACAATGATATCTCGTCCACGAAGTTCTGATATGCGTTGTAATTGACGTTTTCGCTCACGATGTATTTCATTAATATCCATTCTTCTGTCCAAATATTCAGAGTAAATCCCCAAACCCAATGGCCTCCTTGCTTAATGCTTAATGTATGAAATTGTTTCCATAAGGAGACCCGGATTCCTTCCTAAAAATTTTACATCAAACAATAAAATTTGTTTATAACCATTATTGAAAGTACGTTTCACTAATAAAGGTCATTCGTATGGCAACCCCCCCGCCCAGCCACACGGCCAGGCGGGGTTCGTTCATTCGCGCTCCCGCGTCTGCTTCACGACCTGGTGCCCGTACACCGCGAACGCGCCGCACAGCACGCCCTGGATGACCGATTCCGTGGTCATCCCCTGCAGCGCCACCACAAGCACGACGGCGGCCGCCGTGACGATGTAGACGATGGTCCAGTCCGGGACCCGAGGCGTGTTTTTCAATACGATTCCGAGCACCCAGCAGGCGGCCACTACAACAACCAGCGACGGATCGATGAGTCCGAACAGCGTTTCCCAGTTCACGATCATTTCACCTCCGGAATCAGCCCGGCCCGGTGCAAAATGGTCACCAGCCGGTAAAAATCAAACGACCCGCCTTCCGGCGAGTCGACCAGTTTGGCGCGCACCGCGGCATCAACGGCCGCCTGCGCCCACGACGGTATGCTGTCCATGTTGTGGGCGGCGAGCAGCACACCGACCTGAGTCTTTAGTGCCGCCACTTCCTCGCGCAACTCCTTCAACACTTCCATGGCTTTTCTCGCCTCCTCGTCGTATATTTCGAGCTTGTACGCTGAACGGATCGTCAGGATTTTTTCGGCATACGCCGGGTCCGTGGCGTATCCGCATGCTCGTAGCGCCCGCGCCTGGCTCTCCGGGTCCGGCGCCTCGACGACTGGCCGATAACGGCCCAGGTTGTTCAGGAACAGCAGCGCCTGATCCTTGAGGCAATGTTCGATGCTGTCATACGCGCGGAAGTCCGCAGCGGTCTGCACGGTGCGGCCGTCGTAGACCTCCCAGGTCCCCTTTCGGACGGCTCGGCCGTCCCAGTACGGCGTGCGCCGTCCGCTGCCGACCTTGTAGCCCACCAGGTTGTTCCACGCCGGGATTCGCCCGCCCGTCTCCAGCAGCGTCTGCGCGATGCTCACGGACGGGAAAAGCGGGCCGCCGTCGACCCGGACCCTGACGGCGACCGGCGCCACTGTGGCGATGAATTCGGATCGGGTCATCGTTCATTTCCCTCCAGTCGGTCGATCCGCCGATGCGCCTGCTTCGCCGACTCCTCCACACGCGTCACGCGCTCGGCCAGCATGTCGTAGCGCTGGTTGGACGAGCGAAGCTCCATCCGCAGATCATCCACGCCGCGCGCGATGTATTCCACGCTGGCGCGCAGCTCTCCGTCCGCCGCCCCATCCTGTCGCACGGTCCGGGACCGGCCGAGCCATCCCAGGATGATACCGCTGATTGCGGCGGCGGCGGATACAATGACTGCCCAATCCAGAGTGACCACCTCCAATTGAAAAGGCCCCGCGTTAGGCGGAGCCTATCTGAGATAAAATTTTGTTCCCGATGGTTTCTCTGTGTTTTGGCGACTCTTTCAACTCATTCAACACTATTTCAAACATTTTATCTGTTAACTCTTCTGGTACAGGCGTCTTTTCCACTTTGGGGAACAAAAAGTTCCGATTGAAATATTTTTTTGCGATATATCTATTGGTTTCCTCGGCCCTTTTCAGCATTTCGGTGCGTTCGTCAAAAGATAGATAAATCGCTTTTGGGCCGCTTCGAATGGAACTTTCATTTACCAGAAATTCTTTGAGTGATTCGAACTCGCCCTTGGTCATCTTGATGTGATTTGTTCTTCTCAAAAATTCAATAATGTGTTTGTTCAACGTTACGTTAGATTTATCGGGCGTTGGGAAAAACCAATTGTCGTCAATGTTTAACCCGATCGTGTGAATGAAATCAAGTATGACGTCCTGGAACAAAATCACTTCATCATAAACCCTCAGCTTGAGGATCGGGTATTTGAATAAATCTTCCCACTGGTCGATGTCCCATTTGTAGTTTTTTAGAGGGAACTTTTTTACCCACGATGAAAATTCTTCTGTAAACCTGGTTGAAAACCACTGAACGCTAAACCCATACACGGATTCGGCAAATTTATCTTGCCTGCGAATGTACATGATAAGTTCGATGTCGAAATACTTTTCGAGAACATTGATGTTTTTATTTCTTTGTAGCGCAAAATGATAAAAGTCTTCGTCGGAAAGGACGATAGTATCACAGTTGTAATAGTCACTATTCTCAATAATGTCGCGAATAACAGGCTCGTAATCGTCTGGTTTATTGTTCCATATAGCCTCTCTAAATGCGGTGGCTTTATTTTCATAAGTGAAATGGTTGACCGGAACGTAATACCCTTTTTTTCGCAACAATTCATGATTGATGCTTAGAAAGGATTGTATTGCTGTCGTTCCGGTCTTGTGTATCCCCACGTGAAGAATTAATCTCTTTTTCATAATTAAGCGCTCCTACATTTAGGATTCCTCCTTCATATTACCCATTTCCTTCCCGCCTTACAATATTTAAGACCACGACAGATGTTCCATGACTCCATGCGCGTAGACGTAAACTTCCGTGTTACTTGCGACGGGAGATTGAGTTGCAACTGTAACCGAATTTCCAGCAATGTTTTGAATGTAAACAGGTACGCCCCTTCCAGTAGCAACAGCGCTATAAATGCCCGAAGGAATTTCGGGGAAAGTAATGACGACAGAAGATGATCCAGAAGGGATTGTTCCCTTTTTGTGACAGGAACTAGCTACCACATTTGAGTTGTGGAATCCGTTGTTTTGGACAAAATGTCTTCTGCTACCGTTCGCAACCCCGGCAGGATATTCGATGGGGACTGTGACCGTTGTCCCCAGCCCTTTAAATTGGTTCCCGGTGATCACGACATCAAACTGGTCGATTCTGTTTTTAAACTGAATAAACGGTACATCTTGTTTGTGCAAAAATATGTTGTTCGAAATAGTGAAAGTTCCCTGGCCGTCCACATTGTCGAAGCAAACCGACGCAATCATGGCGCTGTCGAAATAGTTGTTTGTAAGCATCGTGAAATATGCTCCGGGCATGAAGTACACACAATAATTTGAACTGGACAGGTTGGGATATTCATAGAAATGGTTGTGTGTGATAATATGGCCACCTCGCGAAACTTTCATCCCGCATTCAAAACCGTGAATGATATTTCCTACAGCGTAGTTGTCGGCGCTTTGGAATTCTATTGCCACGCTCCCGACGAAATTTTTCGTGATTAAATGATTGTTCCTGACGACGATTTCGTGAGAATCGTTAATGTCTTCGGAAACAACACCCTTTTGAACAAACATGAAGACGTTATTTTCAATAAAAACCCTCAACACCGTTTTCAAGTTAATGGCGATGCTGTCAGGGTCCTGTTGCCCGTCGAACGTCAGGCCGTCAATCGTAATATTTTTCATGTAATTCAGTTCAAAAGCAGTGATCCCACTGAACACAATCCTTGCATTCCCGCCACCCTTGATTGCGACCGTTTTGTAAAGTTGCGGATAGGTGTCGGGGAAGAAGTCAGTGCTTTCTCTAACGATATTGATTGTGTCGGTGATGTAGTAATTGCCGGCAGGGAAATACACAACGCCACCATTTTCCAACGCGGCATTAACCGCCGCTTGGATTGCCGTTGTGGAATCAACCACACCCGTGGGATCAGCGCCAAACCAAACGACATCAAAAACAGGTGTGATTTTATCGAGCTTAGCTTTATCTGCCGCGCTCATCAGCCCGCCTTCCGTAGGAGTGGCAAGCGGGATCGGGTCGGCGCCGAATTCGGTATGAGCGGAGCCATGCGCCCCCGGCGTCGCTGTACCGGTTGCGGTCACGATGACCTCTTTCGTGTTCGGGTTGGTGGTGACGGTGATCCCCGTCCCGCCAGTGATGGTCAGCTCATCGGACGGATCGGAAGCCTCCACGTCGTTCACGCGGGCGAAAGCGTTCTGGTTTACCTGTGCCCCTTCCTCGATCCCGTCCAATTTCTGCTTGTCCGTGGCCGACATAAAACCGGCCTGCTGGTCTGTAGCCTCCGCGTGGGCGTTGCCACCGCTGCCAATGTGATTGGTGACGGTGCCTTGCAGGATGGCCAGATCGCTGGCATCCGCTTTCTCGTCCATATCAGCCTGTACCAAGTCGAAACCGGTGTTGATTTTCATGTATTCGTCTTTGATTTTGTTGCTACCGACCAGGTTTGCATAGCGGTTAGCCATCTTTCCGTTCAGCTCCTTTCAGTTGCTTCAGCCGCTTTTCGATAGCCTCTTGAACCCCTCGCAGGATCGCCTCTTCCTGTCCGGGATGGTATGGGATGAGCGCGGAGATAACCGCGCATACCTCTGGTACAGGGTGCGTCGGGTCCAGTTCAACACGGACGATAGGTTGAATGTGGGCCATGTTTTCAACTCCTTTGCGCAAATGAAAAGACGCCCCGCATTGGAGCGTCTGAAGGTAGACCGTTTCTGTAAAAGCAAAGACGCCCGTTAATGGGCGTCATTTTTGTTGTTGGGCTTGAAGTTGTTCCTTAAATCTTTTCAATCTCTCTAAAAGCTCTTCGGCCTCGCGTTTCTTTTGCCGAAGCTCCTCGATTTTTTCGGGAGAACCGCCGGACGACACGAACATGTTTATCGACATTTCCAGCGCGCCGATTTCAATTTCCTTGCTTTCAATTGCAATGTCTATATTTTCTAGCGTATAAGGAAATTCCGGCTCCTGGGTTGTAGTAGTAGGCGTGATTTGCGTACCCACTGGTTCACCCTCTTCCGATGAAGAACCTTCGGACTTCTTTGGAATCATCGTGAACACCACTGTTTTGTCTTGAAATTTCACGTCATACCCTATAGCCTCGCCGATTGCCCGAAGCGGAGCGTAACTGGTTCCGTCTATGGCAATCGCTTTAACATTCAACTTTTTCCCATCCACAAAAACAGGATATTCAGTTTGAACCTTTTTCCCGACCATCGATGCTTGCTCTGCTATAGCATAAGCCGGGATTGTCAGGAGGAATCCGACAAGTAAACCCGCCATGAATTTCTTCACCGCGTTTCACCTCATCGTCGTTTTTCCTCCAATATACCAAATTTTATCTATTCTCCAACGCCGTAACCCTGACATTAAGTGAGTTGATTTGCATTTGCAAGCTGTCTAAATCTTGTTGTAGCGTCCTAGACGTAACGCTGTTCACCATTGTTCCCCATGACGGAAAATAAATAAAACCCCCGGATAAAAATCCGATGTTGTTTGACGAGAAAATCACGTATTGACTTCCCGACACAAAAGACGCGCCTACAGTGGACCCGTTATAGGACCGTAGAGCCGGAGCATTCGATTCAGAGACGGGGACAATTTCAGTATAGTTATTAGTTCCAAGCGACGCTCTGATTCGATTGGCGGATGCCGACATCTCCACGCGCGGAATTGATGCGGATGTGGCGATATATGCCCCGTAGATTTCGCCACCATTTATGACAACGCCGTTGATTTCCCCTCCGTTGATCTCGGCCCCGTTGATGACGCCACCGATAATCGTCCCGGCCTGGATCGTGCCACTGAATATGCCGTCTGCACCTTCGAGTGTGCCGGTGAACTTAAACTTCTTGTTCGGGATGTCAAACCACAGCGCCCGATTGCCGTTAGCGTAAAAGCTCAGCTCATCCGCGTTAAAGACCGCCTTGGCCGCCCCGTCCTCGCGCTGTACGACGATGCCCTCTGTCCGGCTGTGAGTGACGCCATAGTAGGGTTTTCCATAGCGTACAGCGTTTCGGTTGAGACGATTGACCGCTTCGGTCAGCGTTCCCTCCACCGGGAATTCGGACTGCTGCTCCGAAATGCTCGGCGCCTCGATTTGCATGGACAGCCCGCCGCGGAAGTCCAGTACTTGGTGCAGGATGATCGTCTGGTACTGTTTCGCTCCGTCCCACGGGAAATCTGCCTCATCCCAACTCATATCGGCATCTTCCCAGGACATGCTTTCCACTGTTTCGAAGCTGATGATATCGCCTTGGTCGAGATGCGGGAAGCCGATCGCCGGCATGGAGATGGGCACATAGGAAAACCCATTGATCTGGGCTAGAATCTTGTTGGCCATGGCTTGCGTGCCAAATGGGTTTTCGATATACAACGTTTCCGCCTCGCTGCCGGTTCCCGCCTCGTAGTACAAGCCATCATCTGGATCGTAGATGATGACGACCCGAGAGTATGTTTTCAGCGGGTTGACCTGTTTCGCCCGTATATAGTCAGACTCGTTCATTTCAAAGACCGGCTGCGCGGCCGCGCTGATCTTCCGGAACCGTAGCACCCCATCCTTACCCATATACACACAGGCCGCATTTGCGGACGCAATGAACCCCATCACCTGCCGGCACGTGAAGCCCGCCGGGCCGGCCGGGATCGTGTACGACGGGTCGATCTGCACACTGCTATCGTAGGTGAAACCGATCAAGTCGCAGATCTCGTCCCAAACAGCCTTCATGGTCGTCGGATAGGTAAGCCCAGACACATACTCCACATCAGCAAACACGAGTCGGTCATAGCAGACGTATGTCCAGATGTCCCGGTCTTTCGTTCGATTATCAACGTAGAATTCGCCGAGCGGAATCCAGTCTGTCGTTCCGCCTTCCCACGGAATGTCCGCATCTTCCCACGCCATATCCGCCTCTTCCCATGTCAGGTTGTCGGACTTGAGCGCAATATACGGAACGATCTTGGCGTTGGGCGGGAACTGGCTATGCATGCGGAAACGGATCGTCAGCTTGTTTGGAATGACGGTACCCAATTCCAGTTCGTCACTTAGCGACAGGCTGTTTTCGATGCTAAAATCGACGATGACATCGTCACCGTATTCCACATCGTTCACAAGTGCTTTGACCGCGAATTCACGGTATGGCTTCCTGAGCCAGTCCGCGACCACTGTCGGTACCGGATACATGCCGCATCACCTCTCAGTTAACGTCAGTTTGAGCCCATTCCAGTAGATTTCGCTGCCCCGGCTCACCGCGAACGGTGCGACACGGTCGCCGACGTAAAATGTTTTGGTTTCCATCCGCCCGGTCATGGGATCCGGATAGGTACATTGGAAAAACTCGTTTTGCACCGCCTGCAGTATGGCAGCCGTGTCCGACCAATTGAGCGGACCCCACGACATGTCGATCTTTCGCTTTACAGCGATCCTGTCCCGATGCAGGGTTCCGTCCGCTGTGCGTTTGGTTGCTTCGCTGTCGTCCAGATCGATCACGGTGACTTGAAACGACGAAGGGGCGGCCGGCAGGTCCACCCCGTTGATTTTGATCATATCGGCCCCCCCTCCTTTACGTCAGTGCCAACGTTCTGCCGGCGCGGCGCGTTCGATCATCCCGGGCGCTGTCTATTACTTTGGCCAACTGGGTGCCGTTGGCTTCGAGAATCACCGGCCTGCGCGCAAAATCCTGTAGCGCCGAGAGTATCATGTACAGCACTTCGACCGTTTCCTGATTGGCTCCACCCAGCATCTCTTGCAGCTTCGAGAGCGGCGCCACGACTTCTGGGTCCACATTCGCATGGCGGTTGTCACCAACCCATGCAAGCGTCGGCCCAGATACCAGGCCACCTTCTGCCAGGCGAGGAATAGACTGGATGTTGAATCCGAGACTTTTTCCACCCATCCCAGGTACCCAATCCGGGATGTCGATTTTGATGCGATTGATTTGTTTGATCATCCAGTTCATGGCGTCGATGATCGAATTGATCGCACCCTTGAATATCCCCTCAATCGCCATGCCTACACCTTCAAAAACGGTTTTGATTCCGCCCCAGGCTCTTTTCCAATCACCGGTGAAAACCCCTGCGATGAAATCGATGATTCCGCCGAGCGCGTGGATGATACCCTTCGCCGCGTCGATGATCGCGCCGAGGACGTTGCCGACAACGTCCGCGACCAAACCGAAGACCTCAGAGAAAACAGGGCCGAGTGTCTTCACGAGCCAGTTCACTATCGGCATGATGAATTTGTTGAAGATATCCTGCGCCGCCGTTACGAGCTTGCCGATGAAGTTGCCGATCTCTTTGAGCAGCCCTTTGAGATGATCGTTCCAAAGCCTCGACATTGTATCGAGCATCTTTGAAACGATCGGCTTCAGCATTTTCTCCCAGAGATTGTTCCAAAGCTCTTTGATTCGACCCAGGGATTCACTGATGTTTGCGACGATCTTTTTGCCCCAGCTATCCCACCAGTCAAAAACGATATCGAGCGTGTCCCGGATGATCTGCGAGATGATCCGAAGCACTGGATCAACGACGCCTTGCCAGATGTCATCGAAGATACCTTTGACAAAGTCGAACATACCCAAGAATATGTTCTGGACCTCGGTTGCAAACTCCGTAATCCTCGGCAGGCCATCGGAGACAAACTTTTCAATGATCGGGAATGCCGCCTGCCAGATCGAAACAAACGCATTACGCACACTTTCGGACAGACCGGCAAGAATCGTCGCGACCCCTGCGACACTTTGTTCCCAAAGCGGCAAAACACCGGTTTGCCACCAGTTTTTTAGCGGCTCGCCGAGAGAGAGGATGTCCTGAAAAGTTGCTCCGAAAGCTTCTTTCCACCTGGCCAGCTCGGGCTGGATGATGCCCCACGCTTTCTGGATACCGGGACCGAACGTGGAAGTTGCCCAATTCCATCCGTCCTGTATCGCGCGGAATGTGCGGTCGAAGGTCGTGCGGACGCCAAGTGCCAAGGCATCCATCTCCGCTTGAATGCGGTCGATGTCCAGTTCGGGCATCTCGAACGCCTGAATGTCGGACATGAACCCGCCGTCGTCGCCACCCTCGGATGTTTCAAGCAGGTTCAACTCATCGAAACCAGCCAATTTGTTCGCGGATTTCGCTGTTTTATCCATCGCCGCGCGGGCCTTATCCAGCCCTATGGCGGCTTGCAGACTTTGCTTGTACGTCTTACCAAAGAGCGCGGAAACAAAAGCGGCGACGTACGTTGTCGCCGTTACCATCGCTCGTATGAAGGCGTTGATCGCCGGAAGCGCTGCCTGAAAGATTGGCGCAAATGCTGCCTTCAGATTCATCCGGATTTGCGCGAGGGATTTCGCGTATTCTTCGTTCGTCCGGAGTGAACTGCTGATGTATTGCTGCAGTCCCCGGATCGCCCGATAGATGACGGAGAAGATGAGCACCTGTTTAGCAATCCGCTTGAACGCCGCCGTGAACTGGTTGCCCATGTTATTGGCGCCCTTAGCTGCCGCGGCGAATGCCTTGCCCGTGATGCCGAGGGTTTTGTTGGTTTTCTGGAGCGTTTTGTCGGTTTTGTTTGTGCTGTCCCGTAATTCATTGATTTTGTTTGTTGTTTTTTCGGCCTGCTGATTGAGCTTGAGCAGTTGCGCTTCTGCATCAAGGATTTTTTTCTGTAATGCAGATCTACCCGTATCACTTTCCAACTTTTCGATCTTGAGTAGCAGATTGTCCGCCTGCGACCCCAACCGAGCAATCGAGGACTCCGTTTTTGCGATCTCTTCGCGCAGTTTGTTTTCGCGCTCCGGTGTAACCGCAGCTTCGAGAGACTGTTTCAGATCCTTCAGTTTGGCGCGCAGCGCCTCGGCCCGGGCAACAGTAGCCTCGTATTGCGCGTTTAGTCCTTCCAGTTGCCGTTTGGATGTTTCACCGAAGTTGGCATATTCAGCCTTCAGGTTCGCGATGATGGCTTCCTGAGTCCTAATTTTCTCGTTAGTGTTTTCCAACGATGCCGACAAGCGCTCAATCTCAGCTTGAGTGTCTTCAGCATTGATCTGAGGTGAGGTGGCCCGGAACCCTTTCATCAGCCCCCGAAACGACGAACGGAACGTTTTGGTGAAGGTCTCGCCCATTCCTTTGGCGACGGAGCTGATCTGCTTTCCGAAGCCGGACTGATCCAGCTCCAAACCCAGACTTACCTTTCCAACTTCATCGGCCACCTTTACCACCTCCCTTGCCGAACATCGCTGCCATCATCTTCTCAAACTGTTCAACTTCCTTCCGCGCTTCTTCCGGGCTCATCTCGACCTTCTTCATGTTCCTGGTTCGCCACGCCGCCCGAATCCGCTTTTGCTCTGGGGTGAAGTGTTTCAGCTTCTCCCGGTCATTCTCGCTGCGGATTTGCACAATATATCCGAGCGGTGTGTCGGGAAGAAGCCCGGCGAGTAGCGAGGAAAATTCCTCCCAGGTCATGTCCGGTTCATTGCGGAGCCGGATGCCGTATTGAGCAGCGAATGACGCTTCGATCAGATCCCAATCCTCGTACAGGTCATACCAAGTTTCAGATTTCTTCGCGCGCCCGTTGAAATCGAGCCTCGACGGTCTCGAATTCCTCTCCCATGGCGCCGGCCATGCAGGCGATGAAGATGGTCTGGTAGTCGGCGAAAGAAATGTCCATCTCGCCGATCTTCTGCACGGCCTCCTTACCGAGCAGCAGTTCGAGGATTCCGTCCACCTCACGCAAGTCGTTCAGGTCCGTTTCCTGGATCTTCTGGTTCAGGATCAGGATCGTGTTTTTGCGGTTGTCGATTTCAAATTCAATGCCCTCGGCCAGTTTCAGCCGAGGGCGTTCGTTCGTCAGTTTGCTCGAAATGTCAATGGTTTTTGCCATCAGTCTCCACCTCCACCGTTCGTCGGTGCCGGCGTGTAGGTCGGCTTGCCGTCGCTCATGACTTCGACCGAAAGCGCCGCGACGGACGTGCTGTCGCCGCCTTCTGCTTCGGTGACATTCAAGATGCAGTCAAAGTCGAGCGTGGCGCCGCTGGGAAATTCGACCTGGAATTTCGTGCTGCAGTCCAGGCCGGACTTCCATGCGGTTTCCGCCACATAGTCGTTCCCCGGATCGCCGACGTGGCGTTTTCCGTTGAGGGTCAGGGTAAACGATTTGCCCGTCATCAGGCGGCGCATCCAACCCTCGGTTTCCATCGGTGTCCACTCTTCCACGTTCCCGTCAATGGCGATGCTGAACGTCTCCATCTCCTTGATGGGCACCATGTCGGCCGGTGTGGAGGCCCGACCTTTCGTGCCGACCTTGAACACGATGTCAAAAACGGGGAAAACCCCGCTCGTTACCGTTGCCAACTTCCATCACCTCTCATGATAAATGTGCGTTTCAATCACAAATTCGTACACGCCCTCGCTGTCCACCCCGACGCTGATCGGACCGGACTGAGGCATGTGAAACCAGGCTCGTTTGCCGCCGATCGTCGCGGACTGACCGAATAAGGCGTCGTACACTTCCTGCGCTTTCGTCTCCGCTGCGCTGGCGCTCTTGCCCCAATGCACGAGGATAGATACAGGCTTGATCGCGTATCCGGTCGCCTGCGGGCCGCCGACGGCCATTCGTCCCGGGGCACCTGTTGTGTTGTACAGAGTGATGCAGCGATCCACTTTACCCGCCATGCTGTTCAAATACCACTGGGGGCAGTCGATGACGGTCTTGAGCCAATCGCGAAATTCCGCCAGCGTCATCGGATCATCCCCCTTTGTTTCATCAGCATCTGAACAAACTTGCCGAACACCTCAATGACCCATTCCTTCTTTTGTCCGGGTGTGTGATACGGCTCCATCCATTTCCCGCGGGCGTTACGGTTCTTGTCCTGGCGGAAATTGTATTCGGGATGCCAGTACAGGCGCCGGGCATAGGGCGTGGAGAAAACAATGCTCACCACGCCTTGTAAAATCTCGGATGTGTCTACGAAGCCACTACGCTCCAGCTCACCGGTGTCCTTCGGCACGACGGCCGATGTGCGGATATCGGTCAGCACGGCCTCGGCGGTCATTTCCAGCGCCTGGCGTTGAATTTTTTCGAGTTCCGCCATTTTCGATTTGTCGATCTTGACCTTTGCTGTCACCTTCATGCCAGCATCAACTCCGTGCTGTACACGGTCCCGTCCGGGTTGCGTGGCCGCAGCGTGCTGTGAATCGCTTTGCGCTCCTCACCGATCTGGACATACCCCTGAATCGGCTTGCCAGGCAGGATGTCGCCCTCGATGATCACCAGACCCGACAGCATGACCAGCCGGCGTTCGGCGTCCAGCACCTGCCGACTTTTTTCGTCCAGAAAGGCCAGACCGTCGTAGATCAGCTCTTCGCGGTACTCTCCGTCACTGTCCGTGCCTTCCCAATACACGCGCACCGGGATTTTCGGCAGCCACTTCGGGAACGGGAATTTCATCGCCGCAGCCCCCGATTCGCGAGTCCCGTCGGCAAGAGCAGACCCATCACTTCCTGCGACGTCGCAACGCCGCCGGCGCCCTGAACGAAGCCCGATTCTCCGAAGCTCCAGCTGATCGATCCCGCGCTGAACCCGGTCATGGGCGCCGTCAGCATGTCACCGTATTGGTGCAGAAAATCCGCTTGCCGGCAGACTGCTTTCTTCACGTTCTTCTGCTGGAACGGAGTCAGATTTTCGAAGCCGCGGGCTGCGATCCTGTTGTACGTCAGCGCGTCAATCTGATCGGAGGCGCGCGAAAGGGTCTGTTCCAACTGGTCAGCCGGAATCAGGCCCGCGCCGTATTGCTCGTAATCCTGCGGCGTTGCATACATGCGATCACCGCCTCATTCTTCCGTCTTTTTGGCGTTCTTCTTCGTGCCCTCCGCCAGTTGCGCTTTCAGCGCCTCGTTCTCCTTCAGCAGCTTCTCGTACTGCGCATACGGCACCGTTTTGCTCGGGCTGTGCTGGACGATCTCCAGCTTGCCACCCCGATCTTCGGCAATGTCATAACCGAGATTGAGATACCGCTGTCTGGTTGCCTCGTCAATTTTGAGCTGCTTGTTTCCTTTGACCGCATACAATGCGCTCACAATCATCACCTCGTGAAAAAGGATAGGGAGGCCCTAAATCAGGCCTCCATGTTGATTTGCACACCGGCGACCTTCCGTTCAATCACGAACAGGTCCGTGTACGAACGGTTTTGATACAGCCAGCCGTCGCCTTGCGTATGCGATCCCGGAGGCCAGAGATAGATCGCGCTGTGCTTGATAGGAGCGATGACAGCCGAAGGATGCACAAGAATCATGTTGATCTGCTTGGCGCCAACGCCAGGAGCGAATCCATCCGTGAAGTCATACACGGACTTCATGCGCTCGGACGGTACCTTAACCAACTCGACATCGTCCAGCTGGTTGACGGCACGCGCTACTCGACCCGGACCGGATTGCACATAGAAGACACGCTGGACGTCTTGAGCTTCTTTCAGCAGTTTGTGCACCGTCGGCGTGACATACAGGCGCCGGCCTTCTTCCGGTACGGACGCTTCATCCATGCGCTCCATCAGCTCGTCGAACACTTGCAGGACGTTGTTCACGTCCAGCTCTGTCGTATCCGGCGTGCCACCGTAGGTTTGCATCTCGGAAAGCAGTTTCGAATATCGATAGCAATCCAGCTCCGGGATCGCTTGCTCCGTCACAAATACATTTGTGATGTTGGCCGCAGACAAGATTTGGTTCGTTTCATCCACGTCCATCGCGTCGACGAAGAATTCCACGTCGCGGTCGTGCTGCAGTTCTTTCGTCTCGAAGTCGTTCGAGAGCGATTGCCGGTTCCACCCGCCAGCGCGGCTGTGGTCCTTATATCCGGCCAGGTCGAGCCGTGGAATCTTGATCGTCTTCGCCCCCACGAACCGGACGCGGTCCGTCGTCAGCGCGGAGCTGGTCAGCTCGCGCGCATACTTTTGCTGGAGTTGCGTTTCGAACGCAGTGACATAGTTGTACGCCATTGCTTGATCACTCCCCGATCATTTTTGTTGCGTGTTTCCAAAGATGGCGGCCAGTTGGTCTTGATTGATGTTCGTCGGTGGCTGGCCACCCCCACCGCCGATCTGGAAGCCGGGCTGCTGCTGCGAGTTGTCCTGCTTGAACAGGAACGCCTTGCTCTCCTGCAGCGCCTTGAGCTGCTCCTCGAGCCCAACCACTTTGTCGCCGTCCAGCACGAGCTTGTTGCGATCGAACAGGCCGGCTACCAGGTCCTCGTCGTGGACCTTGCCGGCGATGGCCGCTTTGATGGCGGTGGACAACTTCAGTTCCTTCAGGTCAGCCTCGTACTTTTCCTTGGCCGCCTTGTTTTCGGCCTGCAGCGTTTCGATCTGCTTCCGCAGTTCTTCGCTGGCCCCGGCCGCTTTCTTCAGTTCGTCCAGCTGTTTGTCCCGTTCGGCGACGTCGGCCTCCAGCTTCTTCTTCGCTTCAGCCACCTCGTTGTACCTGGCCTTCGGCACGAAGTGCTCCGGCAGCGTCTTGTTGATGTCGCCGACAATCTGGTCGAGTTTCGAATCCTCGATGCCCGCTTTCTTGAGCAGTTCTTTCAACCATTCCACGATTGATCACCCTCCGAATTTGTATAGCGGTTCGATCCGCTGATTAGGTGTCGACCGATATACCCCGGCCGCGGGTACGCCTAGTTTTACGCCATGCGACAGGGCAAAACAAAAAGCCGCTCGGTTGAGCGACTCGAAACTATACGACCATCGTACGGTCCACCTCCCGCGTCCGGTTACGGCGCAGGTCCGGATACGCCTCGAGCAGTTCCTCGAGCCGGGCGGACCATTCATTGACCTTGTTCTTGTACCGCTGGACGTTCTGCTCGTCCAGTGAGCCGGCGGCGAGGCGTTTGTATTTGCGGATGTTGCGCTCAATATAGCGTTGATATTGTTCCGCTTTATATAGCTTTACAGCCGCTTCGTCATCCACTGGTTCCGGCAACCGGCTGATCCCTGGGAAGTACGTCGACAGTGTATGGCGGCAATTCGGATGGAACGCCCCATTCCGCATGGCCTCGGACAGCCGCGGCACACCGTGTTCCCTCGCCAGCTGCTCAGCCTGCTCCGGAGTGATCGACGTATACACATCATCGATCATCACCTTGCCCTGATACGGCAGGCACCACGGTGAACAGTTGTCGTGCGCGCTCATGAGCACGGTGTACACGCCCCACTCATCGCGCTTCTTACCCTCGCCCAAAAATGTAGCCCGCTGACTGGCCGTCCGTAGCGCCATCTCCGCCCAGGATGCGATGTTAACCTTTCGACCGTCGCTGTAAGTAATAGAGTCAATGCCGCGTTCCAGAAACTCCTTCGTAGCCATATCGATTGCCTGATCCAGCGTCTTCGCGCCGGCCGTCATGTTCACCTGGGCACGGTAGATGATCTGTCGGTACACGTCGTCCATCTTGCGCAGGACGCCGTATTCAGCCTGCATGAGATCGGACACAACGGACTGCTGCAAAGCCGCAAGTTTTCGCTCGTTCAGACCAAAAAACTGTGTTTCCGGCGCCGCTCGTGGCAGTTGGCTGTACGGGATTTTCGGACGTTTCTGACCCTTCGGAACGGGTGGCGGTTTCTCGTCAATCGGGATCTGGACTTTTCCGGACACTTCGGCCGCCGCGATCCTGTCCCCGACCATGACCTGCCGGATCTGTTGTTCGGCTGCGCGCTGACCAGTCTCGAAACTCTCGCGGAGCACACTTTCCGTCAGACGTTCGGCCTCGCGGAAAGCAACCCGGATGATCCGGCTGTTCTGGCCGCGAAATCGGTTCAGATTGCGGAGGAGAACGAACTGCCACCGGTCCCACCGGAATCCCTCCTTCATCTCTTCCCGAATATGCCGCTTGAACGTTCGCTTCATCGACGCGATCAGCGCCAGCACCATGTCCTCGATAATCCGCTGGATATCGTACGGATCACGCTGGGCCATCATTCGTCACCTTCAGGCGGCGTCCCGCCGAACTGGCGGCCGTCAATGTTGACCGCCGGTTCGTCGAATGTGGAATATCCCTGCTCCGCCCGGATCCGCGCCACCTCTGCCGCCTTTTCCTCGTCGGTCCAACTGTCGCCGTAAAGTTCTTCGACGGCGCGCTCGATGGACATGATACCGAACGACCGAGCCTTACCCACAGTCTCAACCACCGTACCAAAGTCCGGGGAAGCGTATTCGCCAAACTTCACGCTAGCCGCATATTCCCCCGGGGTTCGACGTTCCATCGTGTCCTGCACCTTCAGAGTCACGTCCACCAGGCGCGGAATAACTTCATTCAGCGTATCGATGATTTTTCCGCGAGTATAAAGCGTCGTCTTCTCTTTCTCTCTCTGTGCCTCGGCGTTGTCGGTCTTTTTCAGGTCGATCCCGAGCGTTGCCGGGCTGATGATCCCCTGCAGACACATGTCCAGCGCGTTGGCATAGCCCTCCACAAACGCCTCGTAGGCAATGTCAGGCTGGACCGTCGTGATCTGCCCCTTCGCGTCCTCGGCCATCACGGCGCCGATCTTGATGAACTGGTTGTCGAACGGGTTCGGGCGCAGGGTCGCACCGGTGCGCGGATCGCGTGGGATCAGGTCCTCCGGAATGTACTTCTGCACCCGGCCCGCCCGAATCGCATCGATCCATTGACTGATGACCTCGTCCAGCGCGTCGAAACTGTCAGCCTTCGCCTCGAAAATGGACTTCCCCCGGCCCGGCCACTTCGGACTCTTGAAAAACCGCATCGGCACGGCCATCAGGAAGTCGCCGGCATACGTCACCTCGGGCACCAGCTTCGCCGTCTCCGGAACTGTTCCGAGTGGCACTTCCTTTCCGTCCTCGCCAACGAGCCGCGTCCGGATGTAGCCGCGGCCGTATGTTTCCTCCAGCCGGTAGGTCTTGTCCCGGTAGGTGTAATCCGACAGGAACACGATTTCCTGCAGTCGGCCGCGGACTTGCCTGTATTCGACGCGCTCACCACTGTAGAATTCGATGATCGGCAACGGCGAGACTTCCTGATCGACGACCAGCTTGAACGCTCCGTCGCCGGCCACCAGCGTTTCAACGATGCTCTCGCCGAGCAGCTCCGGGAACCGGTTGTCCTCGCTGATTTCGTCCCACCGGCGCTGCTGGTCCTCGGCTTCTAACTCCACGCCGTCAAAATCGGCCGTCACGATGTCCGTGATCCGGTCGATGATCAGCGCCGGCAGCCCGCTGTGAATCTTTCGGATCTGCAGGTCGGCACTCGGCACTGCAGCCCAAAACCGAGACGCAGCCACGCTGTCGCTGGTCGCGCTGGCGAGCTGTTTGTAGAACTGATCCAGCTCCGACGGATCGCCGCGATACCAAAGCCGGTTGCGCAGCACGTTGGCCTCGAAGCTGAGCGGCTCCTGGATGATAATCGATGCCTGCACGGGCGCCGGCTGTATGCGAAGAAGTTTCATAACCGCGTTTCTCACCCCATTTCCGATCGCGCTGAAGATGCTCATGTCATACCTCCAATCTGCGCTTGAACGGCTGCACGGCGTACTCGCTGCTGTCCAGGCAGTCTACCGGATAGCTGCCATCGTCCACCCGGACCCATTCGCCCTCTGCGCGCTCCTCTTCGTCCCAGACCGCGTTCTCCAACGCTTCGATCCACGGTTTCAGGTGGTGCATCACCTTGTACCGCCCCTGATTGATCAAGATGTTCGTCAGCCGGATCCGATCGACGATGCCGTCTTTTTTGTAGCTGGGCGTTACCGGGATATGGAACCCACGGCGCCGTAACTCATTGGCAAGCGCCTGACGAAACAGCTTGTCGGCTTCCTCGGCGAAGATATGCGCCGAAGCAAAAAAAGCAGGGTACGTCTTCGCCCACTCTGCGATCTTGTCAACGATTTCCCGGGCATAACGGTCGTGCGTGTATCCGGTGTTCGCGCCCTGCTTGTGGTAGTAGCCGTCCAGCAATACGACATCTTTGTAACCAATCGTGAACCCGGCCAGCGTCGCGACCGTTGCCGCCGTACCGCCGACGTCGATGCCGATGCTGAATTGAATGAACTTCTTGTCCCGGATGAACTCCGGAGTCACAACGACGTCCTTGTACGAATATCCGGTGTAAATCCGTCCCGTAGCCGCCGTTCGTTTCCCCAGAATATCCGCTTGATACCACAGCGACGACTTATCATATGTCCGCAAAACCTCGCACAGACGATCGTTCGGGATGCTCAGGTTGTCGAAGATCGTAAAATGCGAGTAGTTGTATCCGGGATTTTCGCCGCGTTTTTTCAAATCGTCTTGATGGTCCAGAATCTCGCGGTAGAACCAATGCGCAGGCGGCTTCGGGTTGAGATCGAAAAAGATTTTCCGATCCGAGCTCGCCAGCGTACGGTCGAAAACCTCCTGCACGAACGTCTGATGACATTCATTCACTTCGGTCACATACGCCATGCCATAGCTGTTACCCTTAATTTTCGCTGCGTCGTTTGCTTTTGACCCGCCCGCAACAATGATGATCTTTTCGCCGGCTTTCGTTTGGATGTACAACGCATCGCGATCTTTGTACTTTCCTTCCCGACATCTGCCTGCGAAGATGTACTGTAGGCCGAAACCGTTGCTGTCAATAATATTCATCTTTGCGGCGGCCAGCGTGACACCCGCGACCAGGTGCAGCCGATCCGGATGCACCTCGAGGTTCATGGCGAACGCGATCAGGTTGATGATGTTCTTGCCGGCACGCTTGCCGCCCTCGGCCACATTCAACCAGCTGTCGAGACTGCGCCGGATATATTCCGCCTGCTTCGCCGTCAGCGGTGCATATGGGATCAGACTAGACATCGTTCATCACCCGATCCGGCGCAGGGTTATTAATCAGATCGGCAAGCGCGGTGATTTGGGCGTTGATGTTGTTTTCGTCCGCAACGCCCTGGCTCAAAATTTTGTGTTTGAGCTCGAGCAGCTTCGCCTTTTTCTCCTGCACCCGGGTCAGCGCTTCCTCGATCGCCTGGATTTGGCCAAGCGTTCCCTCGGCTTCTCGCAGGTCCGTCTTTTTTCCTTTCTCGACGCCAACCGAATGGCGCACAACCGTGAAATCCCCGGCCGCGCGCAGACGCTCGATCCGCTGCAACATGCGGCGTTCCCGGATCGTGATGAGGCGTAGCTCCTCGTCGATCTGTTTCAGGACGTCCGTGTCGACGATATGAAAAAGGACGCGTTCCTCGGGATCGAGGGCGTCCATCCAGATGGTTTCGTATTCGCCGGTCTTGACGGCGTTTTTGTTCCCTTTAGGTGCCCCGGTGGACTTTCCGCCGTGCATGCGACAGCGGCCGTTCGCCATTGCCCAGTTTCGACACGGCAGCCCGCTGCGGGTCTTGGCGCCGCAGTAGTTTGCATGAGGTTGTTTTTCCACTGCCAC